ATTTTTTAAGTTTTCCAGAAGGTATAAATACTTCAGGAGTTTTAGAGTATGTTGTTGGTCTTGGTGCGCCTGCCGCACCATCAGATGCAGTTTTAAATGCAAGTATAAGATTAGATAAAGAAACATTAACTTACCCAGAAGCAATTTTAATGGGATCTTTAATGTTTGCCTACATTTACTTAAAAGATGACGCAAGGGTCACATTTTTTCAGCAAAAGTTTCTTGATGCAATACAGGATATTAACCGCAAAGACTCTGGTAATTTAGGATTAGGTAGAATTAAAGACGAAAGTATAGCAGCCAATGGAGGCCCGTTAGTCTAATGACTTCATCAATAGTAAGAACAAACCCCACAGCAGGTACAGCCACAACCTCTAGCGTTAGAGATAACTTTGGTGCGGCGGCTGACGAGATTAACCGACTGCTACGAGCCACTACTGACAAGCAAGTTACAGCAGGAACTGTTGCGCTGTCTGCTTCATTTTCAAATGTACCTGCGTTTGCATTAGTTGATGGCGTAAGAATATTGCTTGAGATTGGCGCTGCAAATACAACTGCGAATCCAACTCTCAATGTAAATGGTTCTGGCGCTAAAGACATAAAAAAAGCTAACGGAGAATCTTTAGACGCTGGCGATCTTGTGCTTGGTGGTTACTATGAGTTTGTGTGGAATGAAAGTCTATCTAGATGGTTTTGCTTAAACTTATCTATTATTTCTAATCAGGACACTTTGCTAACAACTATCCTTGGTGGCTTATATCCAGTAGGCAGCTTGCTAACAACTACTTTAGCAACTGATCCAGGTGATGAAAGCTATTTCTTTAACAGTATTACATTTGGTACTTGGGAAGCATATGCTCAAGGTCGTACCATTGTAGGTATTGCTTCTGATGCAACTTTATCATCTGGTGGAATTACCAGTAATGTCGCTACGTTTGTAACAGATGCGGCGCATAACTTATTAGTAGGCAGTCAGGTTGAAATAGTTAGCGTAACTGGTGTTGTTAGCCCTGTTGGAACCCACTACGTCACAGCAATCCCAACCACTACGTCATTTAGCTTTGCGCTTGTTGGAGGTGATGAGACCTTCACTAACTTTACAGCGGCATCATTAGCTAAGAATATTGCCTTTGATACAGCGCAAGAAGTTGGTGGTGAGACTGTTCACATGCAAGCTGAGTCTGAGGTTGCTGGCCATAGACATAATTTATTCGCAAATAGTCAAGGCGAAAATACTAATTTTCTATCCAAGTCTGAATTTGCTAGTGGAACGTCAAGCGTTGATAATTCAAGATTTTCATACGCAATGAGAGCAAATACGGCGGATGCTGACGCAACTGTAGGGTTAAGTAGTGAGGTTAGAAATTTATCTGGAGATAGTGTAACTCAGACTGCCATGAATAATCTACAACCATACATTGTTACTTATATCTGGAAACGAACAGCTTAGGATTATTCAATGCCATTTGAAACTGATAAAAGCGGTGGTTTTAAAATAGATGCTTCCGAGCTTCTAAAGACCGGCGTATATCCAGAACGATTTGATCGTAAGATCCCATTTTGGGAGACTGTTGACGGTGTGCAGTATACTGAATTTGGTATGCGCAGAAAGGCTGGCAGAGAGTTTATACACAGCTATAAAGTAGATAATACGGAAGACGTGGCTACTGAAGGACAGTATGGCTCATCTTTAGAAATTCCGCAGTATGGGCTTATACTGGAGCAAGGAGCTTACGGCCCGATAGAGGCAGGCAATGAAATTGGATCAACAACCCCATTTAGAGGTCTTATAGCAACAAGAGAATACGACACTAAAGTTGCTTATGCTGGCGACTTAAAAAACATATATTCGTTCTTGCAAAAAGATACAGCAAACCAAAGTCAGCGGGGATTTAAAACTGTTGGTACTGGCTATAATCTTTTAAGAACCTCGGCTGGAACGGTTTGGGATTCTGGAGGAAAGATTAATATAGTTGCCGCTGTTAGGTCGCAAGGCACTTTAACTATAACAACAGACACTCCTCACGGCTTAATTCCAGGGATTACGTTTACGCTTGCTGGTTTAGGTTATGCAACATTTGATCCTAATGGTGATCATGTAGCTGTATACCCGACAGGCGATCCGACTTACGGACTATACAGTCTAGTTACTGTTCAAAACATTCCTGTAGGAGATGAAATTTACAGCACTGTTGGTGCAACAGTGGATCTAGACGAAACAAGCTGGGACTCATCAGGAACAACTTGGGATGAGGCTGTTAATGAGTCTGACCAATGGGACTTTGAAACCTTTGGTTCGTTTGTAGTTGGCGCAAAAGGATCTAGCAAGCCAGTAATTAAAAAGAACAATGTAAATTTCAATGACTTTTACAACACCGATGTTAGTGGCGCAACAGTTACTACAGCCGACAACCCAGGATCATCATATACTGTTGGTCAATTACTTACAGTGGCATCGGTTGCACCTACTGGCGGGTTAGGATTAACAGCTACAGTAACAAAAGTTAATTCCACTAAACTTGTTGATTTTGAAATCACAAACTTTGGTTCTGGCTACGCAAATGGAGATATTGTTACATTTAGCACGTTAGGAGTCGCAGCAACGGCAACTTTAACCGTTCCTGACATTTATTTTGACTCTCTTGAGTGCTTTCATCGTCAAGGACCACACATGCTTGCGTTTAACTACAGCAAGGGCGATATAGACTACAGTACAAGCTTTGCGTGGTGTAGCGCAGACGACTTAGACATTTGGACAGCATCAGCAACAAACACTGCTGGTAGTCTTTTAATTCGTGAAGCAGATACTCCCATTCGTTGCGTTACTCAGCTAGGTAACGGTCTTGCGGTATACACTGAAACTCAAATGTTTATCGTCAACTATGTTGGCCTTCCAAACCTCTTTGGCTATAAGGTTGCGTTAGAGGGTAGCATCGGAGCTGTATCACCTAACTCAGTAGTATCTGTAGGTCGGATGAACTACGGTGTAAACAGAGATGGATTCTTTGCTACTGATGGTACGTCTGTAAGAATGATTGGCCGCGAAAGCGGTATGAATCAATACTTTAGAGATAACGTAGCGGAAAGCGAGCTTGCTCAGATTTACGGCTTTGAGAATTCAAAAGAGAACGAAGTTGTTTGGGGTATACCTAAAGGCGAAGCAAGCATTACAGAAGAAATATATTACAACTACAAGACTAATCAGTGGGGTATTAGAACTTCAATAATCTCTGCATATCTTGATAGAGGTGTATTCCATGAAGCTTTGTCTGCTGACTCAAATGGCAACATATACTTTGAAGGTAACACGCCTAACAATACGAACCCTGATACTCAAGTAACCCAAACAGTGTCAGCGATCACAAAAGCTCATGATCTTAATGACGCTGATCGCGTTAAAGAAGTCACAGCTATTCGTGTAGGTAAAGAAGGTAACGGAACGCCAAGAATGTCTGTTGGCTGGTCTAACACTATAGATGCAGAGCCTACTTATTTAGCTAAAGATTCTTTCTTGATTGACGACTCGTTTAAAAGCTTTCCAATTAGAGCTGCTGGTCGATACATTCATATTAAGGTTGAAAGCACAGGCGCTACTGACGATTGGACACTAACCGATTTAGTTATACAGGGTAGATTTGAGGGTGAGCGATAGTGGCTAACCTTCCAGTAGATTATAATCGTGCAATTCTTGAAGAGCAGCTAGACGCATTAACTCAGCGTATTGACGACATGAAAACTGTTAATTACTTTATCCCTTTGTCTGCTGCTCCAGTATCTCCTACCATTGGTGATGTAGTTTACAGCAACGGGACAAACACCGATAATACGTTTGGAAATGGTAGCGAAGGATTGTTTAGGTTTGGCTTAAATGGGGCTTGGCATAAAGTAGGATAGGGGTAAAGAGAGAGATGCAAAAGAATTTAGTAAAGTTAGAGGTCGATCAGGTAGATAAAGTTTGGGATGCTTGCGCTCCAATACTTCAAAGAGCTATAGATCGCTCTGAAGGTTACTACGACATAGATGATCTTTACCAAGCAGTAAAAAAAGGGCATCAAGACCTTTGGGTTATGTTTGACGAAGAAATACTTTTAGCTGGAACGACAAGGCTAGTGCATTACCCCAATAAAAGCGTACTAGAAGTGCCTTTTGTAGCTACGAAAGATAACGACAGCGTAGATGATTTTAGATCTATGATGAGCCAGATAGAAGAGTGGGCTAAAGAGCAAGGCGCGGAAGCAACAGCGTTTGCTGCAAGACCAGGATGGAAGAAGCTTTTCCCTGATTTTAAATTGAAACATACATTAATGACAAAAGATTACGAGGTTTAATATGGGCGGCGGCGGCGGCGGTACACCATCAGATACAACTACAACGACTAAACCATTTCCAGCACAGGAAAAGGCTTTAACTGAATTATTTGGAATGTCTCAAGCTGCATTTGATGCTGGCCCACAGCAATTCTATCCAGGTCAGACAGTAGCGGATCAAGGATTTAACACTTTGGCTGGTCAACAGCTAGGTCTTGATGCTGCCGGCATTCAGGGTGGTCTTGGAATGCAAGCTGCTCAGAACTTGAGTGCAGCGTTTGATCCTACATCAGCGCAAAGCCAGTCAATCATCAATCCGCTAGTTGCTAACTTGCAAAGCCAGATCCTTCCTGGAATTGGTAGTCAAGCTATCCAACAAGGCGCATTTGGTGGTGATCGACAGCGCATTCAAGAGCAGAGTGCTGCTGAGGCTACGTCAGGAGCTGCTACACAAGCTATCTTGCGTAATCAACAGAATGCCATTCAGAACCTTGGCAACGTCCAGAGCGGCCTTTTAGCGCCTGCTAGGACTGTCTCGGCTGTTGGATCTCAGCAAGGCGCTTACGATCAAGCCCTTATTAACGCTGATAGAGAGCGCTTTAGATTCGAGCAGGAAGCTCCTGAGACTGCACTTGACCGATTGGGTAGCCGTATTAGCGGTATTAACCTTGGTCAGATTAGCAATACTTCTGGTGGCGGTGGTGGTGGCAACAGTGCAGCTACAGCAGCGGGTGCTGGAATAGCAGCTTACGGTCTATTTGGTGGAGATAAAAAATAATGATGGGGCTGATTAACAGGTCAAATAATACACCTTCAGTATTGACTGATATGCAAAAGCGGTATGAGGCTGAAACTGGCAGCACAGTGTTTTCTGATGCTTCCACAGGCGGTAATAGTAGTAGTCTGGCTAGAGGTTATGTAAAAGTACTAGCTAATAAAAAAGCCTTTGAAGAATGGGAAAAGACTACTAATCGCATGGACTCAGGGAGAAACAGATTTAACGAAATGATGGCTAATCGCAGCCAAAATCCTGCGCCAGGTCAGACTCAGCCAGGAATGAGTGGCTTTGATAAGTTCCAAGCAATGCAGGCTGCAAGAGGCGTTGCTACAGATTCTTATAATAATAGCAAGCTTGATGGATTTGATAGCCGTGGCGCATTTGGTGGTCTTTTAAATCAATTAAATGACGAAGGAAAGCTATTTAGAAATACTGCTGTAAACCAACAGCCAGGCTACGATAGCTTCCAAGCCCAAATGGGAGCTAACCCACTAATTCTCCAACAGCTTCAAATGGGACAAAGACAAATGGGGCCACAATTTAATGCCTTTGGTTTTGGCGCACAGCCAGGATTAAACGCTCAAGGTGGTCAAGGTGGTCAAGGTGGCAGTATGCTTGCGAATATATCTAGTCAAGGTATGAATCAGCTTGCAGCAGGCCAACAAAATAACCCAACAATATTTAAAGCGAAGTCTTAAAGGATAAATCATGGCCTTACCATTTTTAATACCAATGCTTATAGGCGCAGGTGTTGGCGCAATCACTAATCCAGAGGATCGTCTTCGTGGCGCATTGCTTGGCGGTACTTTAGGCGCACTTACTGGTGGCTTAGGTGCAGCAGCAGCTCCGGCAACGGCATCTGGTCAAGCACTTGCTGGCGGCTTAACTCAAGGAGTAGGAGCTAGTCAAGCGGCACTTACAGCAGCTACGACTCCAGCTCAGCAAGCGGCTTTTGCAACAGCAGCTAAAGGTACAGCGGCAAAGGCAGCAGCAGGCACAGCAGGAAGTCTTGCTGGCGCAGGTGGAGGAGCAGCAGCTCAGACAGGATCAGCAATTCAAGGAATAAACGCTGCCAATGCAGCAGCAGCTCAGCAAGCTAATTTAATAAACTCAGTAACATCTGGAGCTACGGAGCTTGGGTTAGGCTCAGCGGCTCCTCAAGCTATTCCTACAGCAGGCCAGCAAGCCGTTACTGGAGCAACAGATTTATCGAATCTAGCAGCTCAACAGAACCCTACAGGTCTAGATAAGTTTTTATCAGTAGCAAAAGAGAAGCCTATGGAGACATCTCAGCTTGCAAGCTCTATGCTTGGCGGTGAACAACAGCCACAACAAGCACCAATATATGCCGCTCCTATCCAGCAAGGCGGAGGTATGCCAGCACCACCTTCTGTAGAAGAAAGGTTAGCACTGACTGGCGGTAACGGGCCTTCCTTTGTACCTAGAGGCTTGTTTGAAGAAGAAAGGCTTATGATGGATGACGAAGATAGGCTTCGTATGTTAAACCAACAGTTTGCAGGGGCGGGATTAGTATAATATGGCTACGCAAGAAGAATTAGAATTTCAAGCTTTACTTAATCAAGCTATGGCTGAGTCCGGTCAGTCTCCTTCTGGTATGCCAGTTCAAGCTGTAGATCCAGTTAGAGCAGAGCGACTTGCATTTGAAGCATCGCAAGCAGCTCCTGTAGCCCCAGTTAATCGCTTTGCAGCTCCTGTAGTGCCAGAGCAGCCAGCTCCAGGGTCTAGGGATGCGTTACTTGCCCAGCAAGATCAGCTTAGACAGAATGCTATAGCTCAACAAGAAGCTTATCAAAAGTCAGCAGAGGCTATTACGCAACGCCCAAGACAGCGCTTTCTGAACGAAGGTCAAGGCTTCATGGATGCGTTTAAGAATCCAGGCGCAGGTCAAAGACAGTTTGCTATTAACGCAGGACTATCTTTACTTTCTAGCGGTGGCACTCAGGATCTATCTCAGCGTATTGGTCACGCTTTAGGTGCTGGCGTACAAGGTATGCAACAAGCTCGTCAAGGAGAACTTGATGTAGCTTCACGATTAGCTCAAGCAGAGCAAGCAAAACTTGGTTTAGAAGAGAAAGGTTTAACAAGAGAAGTAGGGTTTACTAAGACTCTAATGGATCTTGATACGTCTACAGCAGCGGCTGCAACAGCGGCAACTAAAGCAGAAGCAGATTTAGTAAGACAGAACGCACTGCAAGATAGGCAGGTGGCTACATTTAACCAGGGTCAAACTACTTTTAATCAAGCTCAAAACACAATAAAGCCAACAACCAAAGTTGTGTTTGGTCCTAGCGGCGTTAATGAAGAAGTTTACACGGATACAAATGGTAACTTTGTAACTGCTAATAGAATACCTTTAAGTGATGATCAAGTTTCCAGAATGGGACAAAGACCATCAGCTACAGCGGGCTTCCAAATTACAACTAACGCAGAAGGAGAAACTGTAATTACGCAAGGCGGCCCCGTTAAAGGTCAGCCTGGAAATCTTGGTACAGCTAAACCATCAGCTCTTGCACCTATTGATTTTATGAAGAATGCTCAAGATGATGCTACAGCGCTAACATCTATTACAGACATAATACTTAGTCCTGGTTTTGAAGACATACAGGGTAGTTTTGAAGGTCTAGCTTATAAATCAGAGTTTCTATCAGGCTTTGCACCGAATGAGCAAAGGATGTTAAATTCACAGCTATCAAAGTTAGATAATTTAATAGCTATAAAAAACTCAGATTTTATGAAGCCAATGTCTGATAAAGATTGGCCGATCATTCAAGATATATTTTCAATAGATAGGCAGCTAGATCAGTCTGAAGTTATTGATGTTATGGTCGCTCAAAAGATACCTCTTGCAGCAGATGTTTTTGAAAGAGGCTGGAATTCAGAAAGCGTTAAACTTCAATCAAGAGGATTGACAGGCATGACTGGCCCTCAAGCAAGAATGGGCTTTGTTACTAGTGTTTTGCTTCCGTTTATGCAAAGAGCTGTACTTCCTTTAAACTCTAATGCAACTAGCGCATCTATGAAGAAAGCTATTAACAGCTTCCCTAAGCCTGATTCTAGTTTAATCGGCCAAGGTTTCTTTTATTCTGCAAAGCTTAACAGAGTTATTCCAAAGGAAGCTATTGAATCTTTAGCGTTATCTGTAAATGATGCGTTAAGAGAGCAAAAAGGAATGCCTGTTGAATTCGGTTATGATGACGCAATAAATATGTTTCAAATTGAGGAATACTAAGAATGGCCGATAACAACACGCCAGTAAATGCAACTGAAGAAGAATTATTAGCAGTAGAGAGAATGATTACTGGGGAAGCTGCTCCTCAAGCAGCGGCGGAAAGCTTTGCAGGACAATTTGAAAATCTACCTACAGCAGATCAGCAATCTTACTCAAGTGTAGTGGGCGATGCTTTTGGATTCACTCCATCATTGGGAGACGGTATAACTGAGCCTTTAGTTGATGAGGTAGCTAAACTTCCTGGTGGCGTTGATGACTTTATGCTAAGTGCAGCTCAGTCAGCAGCCAGGGGTGCAACAACTCTTTTAGATATACCTCCTATGGTGTGGAATGCAAGTGGATGGATCTTAGATAAGGTTACGCCTGACTCTGCATTTCAGCCAACATCCATTGACTACCCTAGCGATATTATTTCAGAAGTAAGCGGTATTGGTAATGCCTCTACACAGCTTAGCGCTAACCGTTTAAAAGCATTAGGAAAGCAAGCTTTAATTGACCTGGGATTAGCGGATGAGTCAATCTTACAGGGTCAAGACTTTAGAATCCCTGAAACAGAATTAACAGATCCTCAGCAAACTAGCATTAGACCTTTAGGTCTTGGAATTGAAATAATGTCTGGCGGAGGATTGTCTGGCGCACTAGGTAAAGTTGGTGCAGTAGGAAGCTTATCTCGCGGCCGAAATGCAATGCTTAATGGACCAAAAACTTCATCAGTAAATCCATACCTGGAAAAGATTGGTGATGGTGGAGGTATTCTGCCAAGAAACTTTAATGACTTTAGAAGCATGGTTCCACAAACTAGGACTACTTCTGGTGGTGTTCCAATAGCTCAGTCTGCACTTCCATCAAACCCATCTAGTACGACAGCTATTCTCGCTAACTCTCCTGAATTAAAAATTCCTTTTACTGATATATCAACAGGTATATCACAGCTAGAGTTAAAGTATTCTGGCATATCAGCTCTTGGGGGCGGATTGGCAAGTGCTGCTAGTGGTAATGACCCAATGTGGGAAGCTGCTGGTACAATTTTATTCCCTAGTGTCGGTGCTCTTAAGCAGGCTATTAAGCAAAAGACTGGGAATGTAAAAGAGACTGTTGAAATGCTAACTTCTCAGGAAGGTCAAGCATTAACCTCTGTAGATTTAACACTCTCTTTTGCGGATGATAAGGCATTAGCTCTTCAAAACTTAGACGAAGCTATTAAAGCTGCGAACGGTAAGCCATTAAACATGAGTTTAGGTATGGCTACTAAAGATCCAGGAATTATTGCGTTAGAGAATGGTCGCAGACAAATAAACACAGACCTAAGCAAGCTAGATGATACCGGTAGAGCAATGCTTGGCGGTATGCTTAACGATATTGCTGATCAAGGTCTTGAGTCAGTTACTGAACTTCACTTAAAAACAAGGCTTGATGATATTGAGAACCGTATTCAAGGCTCTGTTAATGAAGCTATACAAGAAGCAAGACACGCAGCAGATGTTGCTGGCACTCCACTGTCAACAGAAGATGCTGGTATAGTTTTAAAAGACGGTCTTGGTGTTGCAAGAGCAAATGCAGTTAAGATGCAGAAAGAAGCTTACGATTCGTTTCCTGATGCTACAGTAAATGCTAAAGAAGTTCTTGCTGATGTTGATAATTATATTGCAGAGACTTTTACCACTCAAGCGGCAAAAGAAAACTTTATAAAAGGATTTGAAGACGAGTATAGGATATTACAAGAATCTGCCGGAGCAACACCTGCTGCCTCTGTTCCTAATAAAGAAGCGTATGTGAATGCTGTAGACGCTTACAAAGCTGACTTAGCAGTGTATAAAGAATCTCAGAAGCAAGCTAAAGCTGCTGCAAAGCAGAACGCAAGCACTGAATACAATTACACAAACATTGACGCAAAGAATAAATCGTTTGTAGATAACGATGGTCAGAAAGTTGAGCTAAAGAAATTGAGTCAAGAACAGCTTGAAGCTGAAGGTCTTGGATATACCGGTGATGATAAGAAAACCGGAGCTCAATGGGCGATTGTTGATAATGGCCGAGTTGTTGATACCAGGAAGACATTACAAGAAATCAAAAACTCTGTTACTGATAACTATGGTCAGAAAGCATCTGCACCTGGTCCTGAAGCTGTTCCTGAGCCAGTAAAACCTAAGCTTGAAGACTTTGCCACAAAAGCAGATCCTAAAAATCCAAACATTGACATTAGTGAAATCATTGACCTTCGCTCTTTGGTTATGTCTAAACTAAGAAGCCTACCTAAAGCATCTGAGTCTGCTGGCGGTGTTGCCAATCCCTTTAACAGAGCATTCGGGAGCAAATTACAAGAGGCAATGTTTGACTCTATAACTTCTGATGAGTACGGGATAGCGTCTGAAATCACAAAGAAAATCAAAGCTACATTTGACGATCCATCTACCGTTGTTCGCGCTGGTGATGAGATAGGTCAGCTATTAAACTCTAAGATATTTAGACGAGGAGATGCTGGCGCTAAAGCGGCAGACGAACTATTAAGAGCTGCTGAGTTTGAGCCAGGCGTTACAGGAATGGTTGTTGAGAATGTTAAAGCTTCATTCGCTTCATCGGTATTTAACAATGGCGCTATTAATAAAGATGCTGCTGAAAAGTTCCTAGACGCTTATGCACCTTTCTTGCGTAGACCTGAGTTTAAGGCTGTAAGAGAGCAGCTAGAAGAAGCTACAATCAAAGGTAATGATGTAGAGCTTGCAGAGCTTGCAGCAAAGCAGTCAAGAAAAGATGTTAAGCAAAGCGTAGCTCACTTGTGGATAAAGGCTGATAGCCCAAACAAAGCTATAGACTCAATCATTCGTGGTAAGGCCGGTAAGCCAGGCCAAGCTATGAACGAGCTAATCAAGCAAGTAAGCATGGACAAGACTGGTAAGGCTTTAGAGGGGCTTAGATCGAGCTTTATAAGCCGTATAGTAGAAGATGGTCGAGTAATACCTTACCGAACAAGAAAAGCTATCCTGCCGGAGCTTAAGAAACTATTTGGCGAAGACAAAGGCAAGATCATTGATGACATCTTGAAGAAGAATGATGATATTGTTTCAAGACCTGGGTACGGCAAAACTGATTCTGATTACCAGAAATCTTTATTGTTAAGCACTATCGGTAAAGTTTTAGGTGCTAAGATTGGCTCTCAGTTTGGTCAATCACCATTAATCATGGCCAATGTTGGTGGTCGAGTTATGGAAAAGGTCCTTGAGAAAATACCTCAAGATAAGATGTCCTTATTAGTAGATGAAATGCTTTTAGATCCAACTCAGTTTGCGTCCTACGTCAAGAAAGTAGATAAAATTAAAAACGTAGATGAAGCTGTAGCGATGGTCCATCAATGGCTTTTGATTGCGGGTGTTCAAACTAACTTATCTATTAGACAGGCAAACAATGCTCCTAGTGTTATTCGTGAAGATCCTAACTTTAACCCACAGCAGCTTGGCAATAGGTTACGAGGAATCTAGTATGATGGATAATCCAACACTTGCAACGCTAGCGGCAATGCAGCCTATGGATATTGCTCCAATGGAAGAAAGGCAAGACGACCCAAGGTTCCCAACTATAACGAGAACCGATGGGAAAATAACTGCTAACTCTCAAGTTCCAAATAAAGATTATCCTGGTCGCAATAGGGATATGCGATTAAACTTTAACTCAACAGAATATCGTGGAGATGAAGCTATAGCCCAAGTTGAAGCATTAGAAGGTTTCAAGCTTAACCCTGTGCAAAGGGATATTGTAATGCACGAAGGATTCGTTGATGGCCTTTACTATGATACCGCTGAAAAGCCAGTGCTAACAACTGGCGTTGGTCAAACTGGTACATATTTAAAGAAGCCATTTGTTGAATCTTTCAATGCTAAAGAGCGAGAGCTTAAATCAATATTTCCAAAGTATGGAGATTACAGTTATGAGCAGCAAACCCCACTAATGTCTCTTCATTACAGGGGTGACACCAGGCTCAACAAAGGCCCAAGGAAGGGAAAGGCTCAAAAATGGACTG